GCAGTACCCATCAAAGTATCCAAGTTATCCTTGCCTGTACTAAAGCCGTTAGCACTTACCCACTTCTTTGAGGGAGGCATGAAGCCTAGCCCTGCCATCTGATTAGTCTTCTTAAGTTGATAGCCTCTAGCCTCGCAAGGCTTACACTTGTTAGGCCTAGCAAACTTAGTACCATCTTTCTTGATACGGTACACACTACCCTCACCCTTACACTCAGGACAGGTGAACGCTGTAGTCTTCCGTATCATTGTACTGTTACCGTTGACTTTAAGCTTATAATCTCTTTCTGACATGACAGGATCAAACAGTTCTACCCACCCTTTCTTATTGATAGGCCTCCTACTGTATACAACCTCCGACATCTGAGCAGGGCTGTTAAGATTGATAGGTGTGTCACCCATAAGGTTACGTACCTTGATACCTAGTCTACCTTCAATGTCTGCCTTCTCTTCTTCGAACTGCTTACGCACCTCATCCAATGCCTTCAAGTCTACCTTGATGCCTGATGAATACATACGAGACAATGCCAAGCATACCTTGAATGTTATATCTCTTATGTTACGTAATGATTCACTCTCAGGTTGAGCATAGTCTGCCTCAATGTCTATGTACAAGGCACGAGTAGTTGATAGATCACACTGTAAGTAGTACGTAAGTTCCTTGAGTGGTATCTCATTTGTATTGTAACCATCCTTAAAGTATTTCTTTAGTGTGTCATCCTTCTGAAAGTCTAGCTTACGTCTTATAGCACACTCACCTAACGCCAGTGACTTCTTCTTGAAAGCCCCAGTGTATGTCATCTCAATATGATTGCCTCTCATTAGCACATACTCAGCTAACATCGTATCATATATAAGACCATCATACTTGAACCCACTCTCCCATAGCCAAGGCATATCGTGTTGCCCATTGTGTAGGATCAGTAGCGTTGTTCTATCTAGATAATCTTGTAGTGCTTTAGCTTGACTACCATCATAGTCATTAGCCTCTGTATGATCAAAGTTATATATAGCTTGGTTGCCTGATACAACTTCCTGTACACCTACCTGTACTAACTTATTGGTTGCCTCGAAAGGATCGAGGTGCATCTTGCCACCCCTATGTGTGACTGTGTTCTCTACATCAAGAACTAATTCCATAGTCTACTCCTTTCTATGCTAAGTACTGTGACCTAGCTCCATCTAATGTGCATGTAATCTTACCATGCCATCCTCCTTGTAGCTTATTCTTAGCTATAACTAAATACCTTTGTGAATCATCTGCATCATCTGCGGTGTCCGCTAGTACAGGGTTCTTAGATATCAACACCATGAGGTCAGCCTCAGCCGCCTTGCCTGTCTTAGATCCCTCAAGCATAGACTGATCAGGGTTTACCATACCTTCTGCCGCCGCAGATAACTGAGACATCCATATAATAGCACAGTCATATTGCTTAGCTATATTACGTGCATGGATAGCCGCACTCTTAAGATATACATCTGACTTGTCGCTACTCTTAACGGCAAACTTATCTCCCATGTCTAACACTACAATGTCAGGACGATAGGCTTTGATGATAGCTTCTACCCACGCCATGTCCTTACCTGTACTGTCATACAAATTGATCTGCTCTCTTACTGGCTCGTAACGTGTGGCGGCTAGAGCATAGTTACCCTTGACCTCTTCCATAGATAAGCTTGATGCGGCACTGAGGTAACGTGCACCTACACGTTCATAAGATTCCTCATTACATAGTATCAAACACTTAGCACCCTGAGATGCAAAGCCATTAGGTGCACCCAGTAGAGATGCATGGAAGCTTGTCTTACCTGTATTAGGCCTAGCCCCTACTATAACTAAGTGACCACCGCTGATACCTTCTACCTGTCGTGATAGGCTAGGTATATTAAACTTCCATTGAGACTGTATAGCATTAGCCTTAAGCAAGTGATCAATAGTTATATCACCAAACTCTAGGTTAAGGTTAGGTGTGAAGTCATCCTGATATTTCTTTACTAAGTTACGCAAAGGCTCAAGGCTATCAAGAGATCCGTTAACGTAATCAAATCCTATGTTAGCTACCTGATTGCCTAGCACCTGTTGGAATAGTTTAGACAACACTTCATCAGCTATGTCTTGGTTCATTGGTTGCTCACGAGCTATGCGTTTGAACAGATCAGTGTACACCTGCTTAGTAGCAGTAGTCATTGTACTGTTGTTAGCAAAGAAGAGAGCCTCTAACTCTGATGCAGTCAAGCTACGCTCATACGTAGTCATGGCATAGTCTAGAGTTTGTTTCATCTTACGGATATCTTTACTGAACAACTCATCAGGACATCTTATACCCTTGTTGTTATCATAGAACTCTTTGTCCATCAAAGTTCTAATCAGTGCCAGTTCCATCATGTGTTATCTCCATCATTCTCTGCAGGTAGGTACACTAGTACATCTGAATGACATCGAGGGCATGTTAAGTTAGTAACCATAAGCCACTCCACGTCATCCTCCATGTCTTCATCTCCGCCCCATATCAATTCATTCTCACAGTGATAGCAGTTCATAGTGTGTTCTCCTTATGCATTTATCATCTCCTTAAGACGCTCTTTATCTGTGTCTAACTTATATTTTATATCGTCGTCAAGCCTCAATGCTTTAACTGTCTTACCTGTCCACGCCTCTACCTCTTGCTTATAGGCTAACGTCTTGGACATAGCATCGGGGTCTAACCCTATGATAACCTTATAGAAATCACCAATGTGTTCCATCTGTGCTAGGCCTAGTGATGTACCCAAGATAGCCATGCCTGTAGTGTTAGGAGATATCTGAGCTACTGCTATAGCACTGATGACATCCTCTACTACTACGCACACACCATTAGGTCTACCAAGTACTCGCTTATATACGGAGGCGTTGCCTGTGTATCTGTACCACTTAGGTATAGCGCCATCCAAGGCACGGCCTACTGCATCTACTACTACACCTTTGTCAACTATAGGAAAGACTGCTCGTCTATCTTTAACGTCATACAGTATGTCCTCATTGATTAGATCCCAACGCTTAGAGAACTTGTGTAGTAGTGTGTGTTCAAGCGTAGGGTTAACGACATACTCAGGGTAGATCATAGGATCTAACACCTTACGTATAGGCATGTCTCTATTCTGCATGTGGTTACGTACCTCTAAGGCAGTCATGCCAGTAGTTACTGCACCACGTACACCGCACCCTAGCTTGTAACAGTTGTACACTACGATACCTCCATCCTTTGATGCAGTGAATGTATTGTTACCATTACAGTTAGGGCAAGCCATACGTGTACTCTCACCCTCGCTTAGGCATAGACCATCTACAAATTCTTTCATATTCATTTGTCGTTGTTCCTTTTGTTTAGTGCTGTCCTTGCACCCTTGAGTGTGTTGACTAAGTAAGGCTTAACACTCTGTGGATTACTGTGTCCACTAACCTGCATGATACCTAGTGTATCTACCCCTGCCTCTACCATCTCAGTTATACCTGTCCTACGTAAGTCTAATGCAGTCAGTTCTTTAGGTAGCCCTGCACTGTCTTTAACTTCATTGACTAGCTTATGTATATCAGTTGAGTGATACGAAGTGTACGCTCCATTGTAAGGCTCAGGGCGAGGCGCTACGTATGCTTGGAAGCCAAAGTCTTTGTGTTGTTGCACTAACATCTTACATAGAGCATCACTAATAGGTAGATGTACATCAGCCCTACGTTTACTTTGCTCTAAGTCTAAGCGTTGTTCATCTAGGTCAAGGTTGTTCCATGTAAGTAAACGCATGTCACCTACACGTTGTGCCCATTCGTATGCCATGTGTACGATCAGCCCAATGCTACGCCATTCCCAATTACTATAAGCTGTATCTAAGAATGTCTTAACCTGTGCCTCTGTCCACTTAACCTTACGTGCCTTAGGTTTAGATCTAGACAGTAAGGTAACAGGATTACTTAGCATAGCTTCATGCCTGATAGATGTATTGAATACAATCCCTAAGCATGTAGCTATGTAGTTGGCCTGTCGTATACCTTTACCATTCAACCACAGGTCATACGCTACAGTGATATGCTTGAAGCGTACATCCCTTAGCTTGATGTTACCTAGTACTTTGTTGTTCTGCACCTTAGTAATACACGCCTGTTTAAGGTTAAGGTTATAGTCGTACTGACTACGAGAGCTTAGTGCCACATACTTAGGTGTATG